AGTTTATACCTGATGCGGATACCAAACAGAAGATCGCTCACGAACTTGCAACAATGTCAGAGAAACACGCGCAGAGTATTGCACTGGCGCAAATCGAACTTAACACCGCAGAAGCCAAAGGAAACTGGTTCCAATCGGGCTGGAGGCCAGCAACCGGGTGGGTTTGCGTCGCCGGTTTTACCGTGAATTTTCTGATCTCACCGCTGGCTGCTGCATTTGAGATAACTATACCCCAAGCGGACACGACTGTAATGTTACCGGTACTACTCGGCATGTTGGGCCTAGGTACTATGCGTACTGCTGAGAGGCTAAAAGACAAAGGAAAAAAGTAATGAACACGTCTCAAGAAGGCATCGACCTTATAAAATCATTCGAAGGCTGCGAGCTAACTGCGTACAGATGTAGCGCCGGTGTATGGACTATAGGCTACGGCCACACGAGAGACGTAACAGAGAGCGATACATGTACCCAAGCTAAAGCAGAGCTACTACTAAAGTCTGACTTATATGAATTTGAGCGGTACGTGAATAACTTAGTAACCGTGCCCCTGACGCAGTGTCAGTTCGACGCGATGATTTGCTTTACGTATAACCTAGGGCCGACTAACCTTAAAGAGTCTACGCTGTTACGGGTTCTTAACTCAGGCGACTACGAGGCAGTGCCAGCGCAGATAATTAGGTGGGACAAAGTTAATGGTAGGCCGCTAGCTGGGCTTACAAGGCGTCGTATTGCGGAAGTTGACCTATGGAATAAAGGCCTACCGGAGTAGGCCAGCATACTTGTTACTTCGACCTAACAACCTCAAGTAGCTTGTCTAAGTACCACTGAGCTTTCTCAAGGTCTTGCTGTGGGTTGTCTAGGTGCTTAGTTTCGTACCTCCACAGGTATTTCATGCAGTTGCCTTTGAGGTATCCTTTGTATGCAATACTAGACATGGACTCCTTAATTGCATCAATACACTCAATATCTCCAGACTTGTAGTGGTCTGGGTTTATGGCATCACTCTCTACTTCTGCCATATCTATATACACCTGCATTAAGGACTCGTCTATTGGCCCTTTACTGGGTTCGACTGCGGGTATTTCTCTCCGCAGCCTTTCCCAGTCGTTCAAGGTTAGCTTGTGGTCTGTCACTCTGCTACCTCTTCAGCCTCTTCAGCGACTACTTCTACTTTTAGCTGCTCTACAAATCCTTTCTCACACATAGCTAGCTGGTCTAGCCTAGCGCGGGCTTGGCGGCTTTGCCCTGCAATGTCTTCTAGTTGCTGTAGGCAGTACTTAGCGTTATCCGATAAATCTTCTACAACGTACTCTACGCCATCAAGCGTAATCATAGCTTTTTCTTGAGCTTCACTCATAAAGTTCTCTCTTTCTTTTAAGTTAATTAACCACTAAATTAGATAGTGAAGCGAGATAATAGCACTAAAATAATACGTATGCTATAGTTCATAAAACCAACGCACGGTATGTTTATGGATCAGGAAACTAAACAAGAGCTGGATAAAATCCAAGAGCTTTTAGCCGAAATATCTATAGATATGAAGACGGTAGGCCGCGCGTTTCCACGTAATTCTCTCGGTGAAATAGACGCCGATGGTCATAGGGCACACCACGAAGCACTTATCCGCGCGGCTAGAAGCCAAGAAGACTTTTGGGTGTCGCTTAAGACCGACCTAGCTAAGAAGGGTTTGGGTGCTGTTATATTTATAGCTATAGGTCTAATGGTCACTGGCGTTATGGCTAAGTTAAATTTACCTTTACAGTAGAAGTGACTAGTTTCCCCGAAAGGTACAACTATGGAACACTTACTAGATTACTGTCTAACTGAGTTACAGACAGACGCGATCAACGCTTACACTAAGCACGGGTCGTACACTAAAGCAGCGACTGCTCTAGGTATTAAAGCTGACACACTTAAGAAACGAATTCGACGCATAAAGGTTATTGCGGCCAAAGCGGGCATGGCACCTGAAGCAGGGTTGACGCACGTCACTGCTGCGGGCTTTGCAACTAAGCGCGTATCTACGCTTTATAAAGAAGACGGCTCTATTGGCGTGCAATGGCACATCCAAGAGCAAGATAAAGTCCAACAGATAGAAACTTTGGTTAGGGCGCTGGACGAGTACGTATGGAAGCCTGCCCCGATAATCCCACACAGCGGGCTAAAAGACGCTGACCTCCTAACGCTTTACACCCTCACGGACTACCATCTGGGCATGTACGCCTACGCTCCTGAGTCCGGCGATGCTTGGGATCACGACATCGCTTCCAAACTGGCAGTCGCTGCTATACAAAAAATGATCCAAGGCTCTCCTGACTCTGAGCTTGGCATACTCAACATCCAAGGTGACTTCCTGCACTGGGATGGCCTTGACGCTGTTACTCCGGCTTCTAAGCACGTACTCGATGCGTCTACTAGGTTTGGCCATCTGGTTGATCTATCCTTAGATTTCATCATGGGTGCTGTGGAGTTGTTACTTAATAAGCACAGCCGCGTGCGAGTAATTATATGTGAAGGCAACCACGACTTGGTTTCTAGTCTATGGATAAGAAAAGCTATTGCTAAGATATTCGCCAACAACGAACGCATCGAAGTAGATCAGACAGAGTTTCCGTTCTACGCGTATCTTCACGGCAAAATAATGATCGGCTTCCACCACGGCCACAAAGTAAAGAACCGCAGTCTACCCGCCTTGTTTGCGAGTGAGCCGAGGTATCGCCATATGTGGGGCAGCGCGGAATACACGTACATCCACACTGGGCACTACCACCATACTGAGCAAGACATGGCTGAAGGCGGCGGCGCTATTGTCGAGCGGCACCCAACGCTAAGTTCTAGAGATGCGTACAGTACTAGGGGCGGCTACACCTCTTGGCGGGCAGCACACGCTATAACCTACCATAACGAGACTGGTGAATGTCTTCGTGTGACGGTTACACCAAACGTGCGCCTGTAGATTGAAAGTCCTAGCTGTACTATAATTAGCGGACTATTACCCTAGGACTTTCGCTATGGCTGGAATTAAGATAGGGGGCTTCGGAGGCATATCACCGAAAACGCCCCCACGCGCGCTAAAACCTACTCAGGCGCAACAGTCTTTGAACGCTGCTGTGTTCACTGGCTCCCTTAAACCCTTGAAAGGCCTAGGGGCTTCCGTTAAAACTGTGGTAGGCACAACTCAAACTATATACAAGTTTGGGCAAGACTCCACTGACGAAACCGCAGGGTGGCTAAGCTGGGACACTGACGTAGATGTTGCCCGTGGGCAGATCAACGGTGACACTGAAGAGTGGACGTTCTACACAGGCGACGGCTATCCTAAAGCTGTTCGTGCCGCTGCCGTCGGCAGTCCTATACACATGGGGCTAGACCGGCCTTCCGCTGCGCTATCAACCGCGCTTGGCTCCGTACCAAGTAACTCTGCTGACCTAGCACTGGAAACTCGGGTGTATACTTACACCTACGTGTATAAGATCGGAGGTAGAGAGATAGAGTCCGCTCCAGCCGCAGGCACTACTTCTGTAGACGTGTATCCCGGTCAAACTGTTACTCTTACTGGGTTTTTAGCCCCCGGCACTGGCTATGTGGCCACACACGTACGAGTTTACCGCTCCACAGCTGGAACGTTTTTGTTCACTGAGGAAGTAGTCCTTGCTACAGCTATAGGTTCTGGGTTTGCCGACGATGTAGACCCCGAGTTACTAGCAGAGGAAATTCCATCGCTGGGCTGGTTAACGCCTCCAGACGACATGGCGGGGCTTACTAACTTGCCTAATGGCATCATGGCTGGTTTTGTTGGTAGAGATGTTTACTTCTGTGAGCCTTATGTGCCCCACGCTTGGCCAGACTTATATCGACAGACTATAGACCACCCTGTTGTTGGTTTTGGTCGTATGGACACCACGTTGGCGGTTCTTACAAAAGGAACTCCTTACCTTATACAAGGTTCACACCCTGATTCTATGGTGGTTGTTAAGTCCGACATCGAGCAAGCGTGTGTTTCTAAGCGTAGTATTGTCAGCATTAACAACTACGTTATCTACTGTAGCCCTGATGGGTTGGTAGCTTTGACCCCCGGCGGTTCGCAGATAATCACTGAGTCCTTGTACACTTACGACCAGTGGCAGACGCAGATAGACCCGACGAGCGTACACGCATACCACCAAGACAATAAGTACATTGGCTTTTACAACAACGGCTCTACTACTGGGTGTTTTGTGTTCGACCTGACAACTAGAGAGTTCGCCTTGTCTACGCTAACCTCCACAGCAGGCTACCAGTCCTTGCGGAACGATAAGTTATACCTGCATATATCAGGGGCTATTAAGCCGTGGGGCGAAGGCTCTAACCTGACTTACACTTGGAAGTCTAAGATTTTCACTATGCCTAGACCGCTTGGAATGTCTTGCGCACAAGTGGAAGCGGAAACCTACCCAGTCACTGCGAAGATATACGCAGATGGGGTGTTGTTGCACACCCAGACTGTACAAAATAGATTCCCATTCCGCCTGCCTGTTATGACTGCTAGAGACTGGGAGGTAGAACTTAACGGAACCAGTGAAGTATTCGGCGCTAACATAGCGCAGTCAATGGAGGAGCTTGCCAATGTCTAAACCTAGCACGGCACTGCCCGCTATAACTTCGGATATACCGCGTGACCTCCGCATATTTTTAGACCGGCTGCGCGGTGTTCTTGATGGTGCAGGCTCACGCACGGTAATGACTCGGGCGGACTTAGAGGCATTCGGCCTAATAGACAACAAAGGTACTCCCATACTGGACGGGCCAGCGCTAGCTACTCCTCCTGTAGTAACAAACTTATCGGCGGCAGGGGCGTTTAGCAATGTCATATTGACTTGGGATAACATCAGCTACCCCAACCACGCGTACACAGAAGTGTGGGCGTCCGCTACGTATGACACGTTACTGCCTGACACCGACCCGGATTACGTACTACCGTCGTCGCTCGATAACCTCTCGACCGCAGCTCTGCTAGATACAGCGGGTGGTAGTGTTACCACTGACCAGATAGGCGGCGGCAAAGGTAGATACTACTGGGCGAGAAACGTTAACACACAAGGCACTACTGGGCCGTTCAACGCCGTGTCTGGGGTACTTGCAACTACCGCGCCGGACATAGCTTTTTTGCTTGATACTCTTACTGGCTCTATTACACAAGGGCAACTTGCCACAGCTTTGTCGGACGAGATAGACTTAGTAGCTCTGCTCGAAACATACACTGGGTATGTAAGCTCATACACAGGTGACAACTTAGTAACAAGATTAGGCACTGTAGACGCGTCTGTAGTTAACATAAACTCGTCTGTATCTTCGCTCAACAGTACAGTAAATACGATAGACGGCGAGGTTACGACGCTAAATACTAACGTAGCCAACATCCAAAGCGCTATTGCGGATTTAGTATCGGGTTCTACCGCAGTTTATGTACAAGCCACTGCGCCTACAGGAACAATAGCAGAGTACAGTCGATGGTATGATAGTGACGACAACAACAAAGTGTACGTTTATATCGACCAAGGTAGTGGCCTTTCGTGGCAACCACTAGACGACCCTCGTGTTGCGGCCAACGAAATACATGTCACTGCCTTAAACGCGGAGGTTTTTAATAGCGACGGGACTAGTCGCCTCGCGACAGGCACCGCACTCAGTACGCTAGATACCACTGTTGTGGCGCTAGGCAGCACTGTTGTTTCTATTCAGTCAGACGTTACTGCGCTAGAAGGTGAAGTATTTAATGCAGATGGCACTGCCCGCTTAGCTACTGGTACAGCGGTTAGCACGTTATCGAGCACTGTTGCGACCCAAGGCGCTACAATAGTTTCCGCTCAGTCGGACATAACCGACTTAGAAGGTGAAGTGTTTAACGGCGATGGCACTGCCCGCTTAGCTACTGGCGCGGCACTCAGTACGCTGTCTAACACAGTGGCTAGTGATGGCCTTACAATAGCGGCGATACAGGTTGACGTTACTGAGCTTGAAGGTGAAGTGTTTAACGCGGATGGCACTGCTCGCTTAGCTACTGGTGCAGCGGTCAGCACATTGACAAATACCGTAACTACTCAAGGTACTAGCATTGGTACGTTGCAGACTGACGTTACCGCGCTCGAAGGAGAGGTGTTTAACGCCGATGGCACTGCTCGCTTAGCTACTGGCTCCGCCCTGAGCACGCTGACCAACACAGTTACAACTAACGGCACAACAATCGGGTCGTTGCAGACTGACGTTACCGCGCTCGAAGGAGAGGTGTTTAACGCCGATGGCACTGCGCGTCTCGCTACTGGTACAGCGGTCAGCACGTTATCGAATACCGTAGTAACGCAAGGTTCCGATATAGATACCTTAGAGAGCACGGCTACGACGCAAGGTGCGCTAATAGGCACAATACAATCTGATGTAACCGCCCTTGAAGGTGAAGTGTTTAACGGTGATGGCACTGCTCGCCTAGCTACTGGCGCGGCACTTAGCACGCTATCTAACACAGTAACTACGCAGGGTACTAGCATTGGTACGTTGCAGACTGACGTTACCGCGCTCGAAGGAGAGGTGTTTAACGCCGATGGCACTGCTCGCTTAGCTACTGGCTCCGCTGTCACCACGCTGTCTAACACAGTAACTACGCAGGGCACTAGTATTGGCACCGCGCAAACTGCCATTACTTCCCTAGAAGGGGAAGTATTTAACGCCGATGGCACTGCTCGTCTAGCTACCGGCGCGGCGCTAACTAACCTAACAAACGTAGTTACAGCCAACGGCAGTGACATAGATACTGTGCAGCAGGACATCACTTCTCTAGAAGGTGAAGTATTTAACGCAGACGGCACTGCCCGTCTAGCTACTGGTTCAGCGGTTTCGTCACTAACTAGCGCAGTAGGAATAAACACCGGAAACATAACCTCCGCGCAGTCGGACATCACTGCCCTAGAAAACAGTGTTACGACGCTAGATGGGGAAACTACAGCCAACGCCAACGCCGTAACGGCGCTAGACACACGAACAACCGCAGCGGAAGGCACTATAACCAGCACGAGCAGCGCTGTTACGGTACTACAAAATTCCTTGGCCACTGCGGAGGGTACCATAGCTGCTACTAGCACCGCCCTCGACGCCGTAGATACTCGCGTTTCAAGCGCGGAAGGCACTATAAGTTCTCAAGGCACGGCCATAAGCGGGCTAACCACCGGGCTTGCTGCCACCGACTCGACAGTCGCGGGGCACACAACAAATATAAACACCCTAACCACTACTGTTTCTGCCATAGATGGCGTGGTTACTTCAACCGCCAGTGATGTGAGCGCCCTGTCCACCACAGTCGGAGAAAACACTTCTGCCGTAGAGACAGCGGCGGAGTCTATAAATGGTTTGTCTGCGCAGTACACAGTTAAAGTAGACAATAACGGATACGTGTCGGGTTTCGGCTTAGCGAGTACGCTGGTTAACAGCACGCCGTTCTCTGAGTTTATCGTGTCAGCAGATAGGTTTGCTATTGCGTCTTCTTCTGGCAGCGAGGTAATACCGTTCGTAGTTACTACCGCGACTACTACACTCAATGGTGTTAGCGTGCCTGCTGGTGTTTACATCGACCAAGCGTTTATTAAGAACGGTGCTATCGGCACTGCACAGATCGGCGTAGCCGCTATCGACACTGTTAAAATAGCGGACGCTGCGATCACTAACGCGAAGATAACTTCCATAAACGCTGACAAAATAACCGCAGGCCTTATATCCGCAGAACGCATAGGCGTTGGCACCCTAGACGCTAAGATCGCGAATATAACTAACGCGCAGATACAAGACCTCGGTGCGGGCAAGATAACCGCTGGTACAATAGATGCCAGTCAAGTAACGCTCGCGGGCGTTTCTCCTTCGTTTGCTATTAAGAGCGCGACCACCGGAGAGCGTATGGAGATAGAAGCAGGCGTAATTAAAGTCTACGACGCAAGCAACGTGCTTAGAGTTAAGCTTGGGAACCTTGCGTAATGGCTTATGGGCTACAGATTTTTAATCCGTCAGGCGGTGTAAGGCTCGACACTACAGATAGGGTCGTAAAAGTCCACTCCGTGCATCAGGGCGTTTTCACTGCGGGTGGGCAATCGGCTACAGTAACGGGCATAACGGGGCTTGATTTAAACGACGAATCTTGGTCTATCGACGTACTACCCATTAGTTTGCACATATCGCTTGTCACTACAACTGATGGATTTACTATAACAAGGGGCATAGAGGATACGTTCCTCTTAAGTATGTTTTGGAAAGTAATAATCTGGAGAACTTAAATTGTCCTTTGGCCTTAAAGTAACTAACGAAAGCGGGTTCATTCAGTTTGATGAAGACTCCATATCGTTTCAGATACTAGCGTCTGGAACATCAAGTGCGGGATATAGCCAGTACATATCTATACCTAATAATTACCCGGAAGACGCTTTTGTTGTCATACGGCCGCACAACCCCACGACTACTTCTGCGTATTATGTGCGTGGGTTTATGTTTGATTACACGCCAGACGGGGGGAGTAGGATTAGGCGTGCCTATATGAACAGCGGCACTGGTACGTACGTGCTAAACCAGCCTTGCGACTACGCCATTGTTGTTAGAGCAGACGCGACTAATTTTACTGCGCCGACTAGTGGGTACGCTCTAAACGTGTACAAACAAAACGGGGACTTAAGTTTTAGTTCGGAACTGCCAACTTACAGGGTGTTGTCTACTAGAAATTATTTTATAAGCGCGTCTAACAGCGGCAATGGTAACTGGTACTCCGCGCCGCCTACAATAAACATTGAAGACACCTATACCTTTTTGTCAGAGTTTACGACTTACAGGGAAAGGCAATACAGCTTAGGTGGGAGTGAGAGAGGCCGTACAACCTACGATAGGTATGGGTATTTTGATTACCCCAATAACCAGTATGGGCTAAAAATAGTGTCTTTCTACAGCGATGGGCCAAATGGCGGATCGATTTACGATTACGTTTGGGCTGGGTATCGGACAGAAATTATAGGAGTAGCAGGATGATAAAAGTAGCAATGGTAAAGGACAATGGCGAAATACAAACAATATCTTGCCCGTCTGACGACTCTCTCTATGTTGATGGGCAGTCGTATGGAGAAGTAACAGCTAGGATAATCCCCTTTGAAACTGACACCATGCAGGCGCTAAATACTTGGTACTGGCACAACGATCAGTGGATGACAAGAGATGCAAGCCCCAATCATCTCTCAGTATGGGAAGGCCCCGATGTAGGGTGGGTTACAGGGGAATCCGAAATTATCGACTTTGTTAGGAACCAGAGGGGTATTTACTTGATTAACTCCGACTGGACACAATCCGCAGATAGCCCCTTAACTACTGAGAAAAAAGCTGAGTGGGTAGCGTATCGGCAGGCATTGCGGGATGTGCCCGCAAACAACTCGGAAGTTACTGATCTAAATGATATAATCTGGCCAACATCTCCAATATAAGGCATAATTGGCGGCATGAGCTTTGATTACGGTAGAGTAGTATACGACGATAAGGAGCGATTCGGCAAATGGGTCGCTTCTCAGGTAGAGCAAGAAGGCAGCTGGGGCGATTATTACGCGCTAGGCGTTGAGAAAGAAGGGCGGGTAACCGCTGGTGTTGTGATAAACAACTACAACATGTCTAACGCCACAGTCCACATAGCCATTGCAGAACCTAATCGTATGATCATACCCCTTTTCAAAGCAGTTTGCGATTACGCATTTAACGTATGCAAACTAAAGAGAATAACTGGGCTTGTACCAACTAACGAGCCTGACACAATTAAGTTCGATAAGCACCTAGGCTTCGTAGAAGAGTTCGTTATGAAGGATGGTGCCCCTAACGCAGATATGATGGTACTAGTATTATGGCCAAAAAATTGTCGCTGGCTTCAGGAGTCATAAATTATGGGTGGTAAAAGTCAACCGGCTCCCGATTATTCGGGAATGGAAAGAGTTGCACGCGAGCAGCTAAGATTCTCGCAGCAGCAGTACCAAGATATGAAGCCCATTGTTCAGCAGATTGCTGGGCAGCAGATGGCCGCGCAAGATCAACAGATGGAGCAGGCAGCTGACTACTACCAGTATCAGCAAGAAACCTTCCGTCCTCTTGAACAAGGGTTAGTTGCCGACGCTCAGAACTTCGACACCGAGGCTTACCGCCAGACACAAGCTGGTGAGGCTAGCGCCGCCGCCGCAAGGGCGTTCGGTACGGCTCGGGAGTCTAACGCTAGGTTCCAAGCAGCCAGAGGTGTTAACCCCAATTCTGGTGCCGCTCGTGGTGCTGGTTTACAAACTCAATTGCAAGAAGCTGCTATGCGCGCACAGGGTATGACTGGCGCGCGTAACCAAGCACAACAGTTAGGCTACGCTCGCAAGTTAGACGCCGCTGGCCTTGGCCGTGGGTTGTCAGGAGCTTCTACCGCTGCTTACGGTGGTGCTACTAACGCTGGTTCTCAAGCATCAAACGTTGCGCAATCCGCAGGGCAAAACTACCAAGCTGGTCTAGCAGGCGCGGGTTCAACTTACGGCAACATGGCAAGTACTCAGGCAAGTGTTTTCTCTGCTGGGCTACAAGCGCAAGGCGAGATGATTGGCGGGGCTGTTGGCGCTGCTGGCGCGTACTTTAGTGATATGCGACTCAAGGAAAACGTTTCTGAGATTGGCAAAGACGCTTACACAGGACTTAACCTATACCACTTCAGCTACATTAACGACCCTGACGCCACTATGTATGAAGGTGTTATGGCTCAGGAAGTCCTTAACTTTATGCCGGAAGCAGTGGCGCTTACCGAAGATGGTTTCTTCACGGTGAACTACAACATGCTTGGCATGGAAATGAAACAAGTGGAGGTGGCGTAATGGGTTTCGCATCAGGTTTAGCAGCAGGAGCTTCTCTAGGTAGAGCCGTCCGTGAAGGCAGAGATAAAAGAATTGCGGAGAAGCGAGAAAAAGAAGTAGCCGCAGGGTTAGTGGCACTGGACGAGCAGCAGGCGCTGGCAACTGACATAGCCGCTAGACCCCCACAGAAACAAATGACTATAGACGAGTACCGCGCCGGGCTTGTTCCAGTTGGTGACGAAGTAGTGTCTGCCCCCGGAACTAACATGCCTGATCCAGCGATGGCTAATATGGGGCCGCAGGCCCCTACAGTTATGTCTAACGTAGATAGGCTACGAGCGGAGCAATCACTGTATAACGAAGCGGGTGACCTAGAAACTGCTAGAGGGCTACGCAAGGATATTGCCGCTGCGGAAAGAACAGAGTTGGAAGACAAGCGATATGATACGGAGCAACAACGAATAGCAGGCTTAGACGCCCGAGCTAAGACACTGTTTGACCAAGGGCAGGATGATAGAACGCTAGCGGAAACAAAACGCGTAGCGACAGACACTTTTAACACGGAGTTACTGGAGAATAGTTACACCGCTGCCGAAGCAGCAAGGCGAGGGGCAGAGCTAAATATACCTGCGGCGGATGTTCGAGCTGCGTTGCAGGCAAGGCAAGGCATCCAAGATGAAGAGGTCGCGGCTAATACCAAGGCGCTAACCACGACGCTGGCTAAACTGCCTAACTCGGAAAAAATAGCCGAGGTGTTTAACGACCCTGCGCAAAATCTAAGCCCCGGATACTCTGTCGAGCTAGGTGAAGAAGACGGCGCGTACACTCTATCGTTCGCCCCTGACCCTGTGGAGGGTGCTGGCACCGTATTGCGCGAAGCGGAGGTAGCGGATACAGAATCTTGGACGTTCCCAACCGATGCAGCGCGCGCTAAATTTATGCGGCAGTCAGCTACGGATATGGGGTTAGCGGAACAACAGCTCTACGACACAGCTGTCTCAGCGGAACAAAAGGTGCGCGATAGGGCGGAGAAAGATAGAACCTATAACCTTCAGCTTACCTCAGCGTTGGCAAGATTAGAAGATAACGTACGCTCTCAGGTATTGATACCTGAATCGAAAAAAGAAGCCGCGATAGCCCAAGCAAGGCGTAGGTTTTACCAGCAACTGGCTGGAGAGTTAGACGCCGACGGACGGGCAGTAGACCGCTCTGACTCTCAAGGACTAAATAGTCCTACAGGCTCTACGGGAGCTAATCTCCCAGCTTGGAATTAGTAAGCTAAACCACAGAATTTAGTCAGGAGTTAAGATGGCAATCAACAGCTTGCAGGACTTACGTGCTACCGCCCCGAAAAATCTACAGGGGTTGCCTGACGCGGAACTAATCTCAGCCTACGCCGAGAATACTGGGCAAGACGCACAGATGCTGTCTAGTGTATTGGCCCCTAAGCCTGCTGGCATATCTTCCTTGCAGCAACTCCGTGACACTGCCCCCGAAAACCTTCGTAGCGTTCCTGACGAGCAGTTAATCGTAGAGTACGCGAACAATACTGGGCAAGACGCGCAAGAAGTAGCGCAAGCGTTCGGACTCGCTACGGGCAAAGAAAAATCTCTCCCCATGGCTGGCTTAGCTGCTGGCGTAGACCAAATACAGGGTATCGGGTATAGCGCCCTTGCTGGCGCGGCGGATTTAGTTAACGCTGAAGACACAGCCGCTTACCTGCGTGACCAAGCCGAGGCTCAACAATACGAGGGGTACTTGGCTGGGCGTCCAGAGTATGAACGAGTAGAAGACATAGACAGTGTTACGGGCGGCCTTGGTTTCGCGGCGTACCAAATAGCTAAGCAGGCCCCGCTAATAGCGGCTACTATGGTTGGCGGTTCTGCGTTAGCCCCAGCGTTAGCTGGCACAAGAGTCGCTGCCGCTGCTTCACGAGTACCATCTATGCTTGGTGGAGGTGGGCTAAGCGCTGGCGCTACTACTGCACAACGAATCGCAGCAATGGACGCAGGCGGACGCCTAGCTGGAGCTGCCGCAGTAGGTACTGGTATAGGTTTTGGCTCGCTATATGACGCCTCTGGTGCTGACGGCGATCCTGATCCTTGGAAGGCACTGGCGGGCGCTCCGCTATACGGCGTACTAGAGTCTCTAGTTCCCGCTGCTGTTTCCAAATCACTAAGACTCGGCTCAGAGTTCGCTGGTGGCACAGCGACGAGAATGCTGAAAAGTGGCGGGCTTGGCACAGTTACAGAAGCTGGTACGGAACTTGCGCAAACTGAGATGGAAATCGCGTACGACGGCACTATGACGGCGGAACAAAAAGCGTCACAACGTCTTAACGCTGCGGTAACTGGCGGTGTAACTGGCGGTGCGATTAGCTCGCTTGGCGGACTTAAGGCTCCTAGTAATAACGTGCTCGGCGAGAAAGACTTAGCTGGCGATACTGGAGATTACACTGACCCTGAGACTGGAGTTACGTACAACGCGGAAGGCGCTAGAAAAATAGAGATGAGCGACGAGTCGCAAGCTATGATGGATCAGTTGCCCCTTGCAGAGTCTGTTGCCGAGGTAACTCCTCCGCCTCAACCTAGCCTCGCTGAAATGAACGACGCTCAGCAGCAATACGTAGCTGGGCTTAATCAAGCTACAAGCGGGAATAAAAGTGGGAACGCTGCTACGCGTAGGCGCAACAAGAAGAAACTGGACAAGCTAGTCACCCAGATAGAGCAGACCGACCCAGCCGATACTGACACCGTGGCTGCTATCGAGGCCGAGATAGCCGACGTTTCCTTGCGAGTAGAGGAAGCTGAGGCCGCTGTTGAAGCTAAGCAAAAACTCAAAGCGTTTAACCGTGCAATAGGGTCGCTAGAAGTAACTGACACTGGTGAGATAAAAGTTCTTACCCCGTTAGACGCTGCTGGATTAGCCGCTTTGGAGGAAGCTGACCCTGCTGGGTATGAAGCGCTGTCTTCACAGTTGTTATTACAGGCAGACGAAGCGGTTAGTGGGAACGAGAAAGATTTAGCAGCAATCGTTACTGAGGCTGCGCCTGTTGAAGCTGTTGTTACTGAGGCTGCGCCTGTTGAAGCTGTTGTTACTGAGGCTGCGCCTGTTGAAGCTGTTGTTACTGGGGCTGCGCCTGTTGAAGCTGTTGTTACTGGGGCTGCGCCTGTTGAAGCTGAGACTGCGGGGACTGCGCCTGTCCAAGAAGACTTGTTCGATGATATTCTGGATGAGGGG